CTGTTCAACATAGTTTATCTGACAAGTATTCTTGTATTCTTCATATTATCAGGGATAAATCACCGGATGTACAACCAGAATATACAAAATTACAATATAATACAGAAGTAGGTGAGGTGTTATTGGATAAGACTAATAACAGAAAATTCGTAAAGAGAGTTAAAAAATAGACAAAAAAAACCAGTAAAAGGAATACATTCCTGATACTGGTTATACTAGAGGTAAATTGGAGCCCATGAGGGGAGTCGAACCTCTGACCGGTTGATTACAAATCAACTGCTCTACCAACTGAGCTACATGGGCATTATTATGGCGGAAAAGGTGGGATTCGAACCCACGGAGGGGATAAACCCTCGCTGGTTTTCAAGACCAGTTCTTTAGACCTCTCAGACACCTTTCCTTTAATTGGCTCCCTGTCGTGGGCTCGAACCACGGACAAGATGATTAACAGTCATCTGCTCTACCAACTGAGCTAACAGGGAATAATTTTTTCATTTCTCATTTCTAAAAGACTATTATACTACATTAAAAGTCTTTTGTCAAGGGCATAAAAAAAGGGAACCATTTCTGATTCCCTTTCTCATTGACTATAAAAGTAAAATTACTTTGTCACAGTCGGTTTGTCACTAGTGAAGTAGTTGTAAGTCCATGTTACTGGAAATTCTTCTACTGCTGTAGCTTGATCATAATCTAATGCAATTTCACCACAAACTGACGGCCATAGACCGAAGAATTTGTAAGTTTTAATTGTCTTAGACTGACGATCCAATTGGTGTACAATTGCAGAACTTTGGTATGCAGCAGGATCCATAGTGTTGTCTCCCTCTGCAATAGTTCTTTCAAATGCATCCATCCAACCTTCAATTGCATTACGGATGTTGAAGTCCGTATCATTGATAATGTTAGTTTCCCAATTGTCGTAAGTACGATCACCGGCAAGTTTAAGGATCCGTCCACGATAAGGAACTTCAACCTCTTGGATTGTAGATGTTGGTAAAGAAGCAGATTTACATAAGTAAGTGAATTCTTCTCCAGCAGCACCAGCATTTGCAAGTGATGGGAAAGTCATGATTACTTTGAAATGGTTTGCTCTTGCACCACCACCAGTTAGATTACTTTTAAAACTTTCTATATTGGCCATTGTCTATTCTCCCTTATGCGCCAACTTCTGAAAAGCTTACACCAGTACGGGTAGCCACAAAAGTAAGTGTGATGAAGTTAATAGAACGAGCAGGTTTGACATAGATGTCTGCAATAAACTGATTAGTATCAATGATATTACCAGTATTATTACTTTCATCACAGACTACTTTAAAGTCAGTGATACCTCTACGACCTTGAACTCCACGTAAAAATGGTTCAACCATTGCAAGAAAGTTAGAACGAGTAATCTCGTCATTCAATTCAAACAATTGTGATTTAGAAGCATTACTAATTGCTTTTTCCATAGTGATGAACAGTCTACGAACATTGATTCTATCGAATGCAGATGCTTTAGTCTGTGCAGTTTTATCACCCCAAAGTACTGTTCCAACGCCTGGGAAAGTTACAACAGGGTTGATACGAGCTTTGTAAAGAGTATCACGATGTGATTTCTTAGGGTTGAATGCAAGTTTAGTTACAGACTTAATGTTACCACGTGTGTATCCTGCAGGACTGAACCAAGGATCTGCAACATCATCTGTATTTGCACAACAACCAGCGATATCACCGTTTAATGGAACCCAAACAAAGTTATCATTGTATGCATCATACTGGTATTTCCAACCAGAATCGAATACTGTGTAACTTGAACTGTTCAGAGCATCAAAGAAAGTTTTAACGTTAGTTGCTTGAGTATTAGAATCTGTAATACCAACAACATCACTTTTCTCAGGTGAAATGAATGCAATACAATCTTTACGTGCATCAGCAACATTCATACATGCTTGAGCATGAGATGGATCAGCAGGGCCAGATATCAATAAATTGATATCAACTGTCTCTGCATCAGCAAACAATTGCAGACCATATGTCATATCAGACGATGCAACACTAACAGAATCTACACCATATGCAAGACTGAATGTCTCAACAGCAGCATCATCAGATCCAGTAAAACCTTTTGCAACATCACCAAAACTACTACTAGTTGCAGAAGTTACAGTAGATACCGTAAAAGTAATATCAGCACCAGTCAAACCAAGTGCAGTTAACAGAGCAGCAGGAACAGATCCAGCAGTATAACCTTCACCACCAGAAATAATTGATGCAGCAGTAACAACACCACCACCAATTACGACAGAAATTGTACCACCAGTACCACCAGAAACGGCAACAGTAAATGTTCCGTTAGTACCACCAGTACCACCAGCAACAATAGATGTAGTTGCAATTTGATTAGCTACAGTATCAGTAGTTGTAGGATGTTCCATTTGGTAAATATATGAAGATCCGTTTTTCAACATATCAACATAATACATACTTGCACCAGTTATGGATTTAGCATCTTTACATTTTGAAGTGATGAATTTTTCCAATACTGTACCAGCAGTACCAGTAATTTCTCCATCTTCATCAACTACAACAATGTAGAGTTCATCTCTTGATCCACCAACAGCAGATGCATATTCAGTAGTGCCAGGAGCAATATCGAAAATATCCTCATGTGCCCATCCACTGAATGCAGCAGAACTAGAACAGATATCAACTCTTAATGAGTTACCCCATGTTCCTGCAGTCTTAGCTGCAAATTCTCCAGCTGAGACAATAATTTCGTCTTCATACTGTGTAACGTTATTGACGATCACACCAGCAGTACCAGATGCATTTTTTGCAGAACTTGAAGTTGCACGAACAACTTTAAGTGATGTACCGTATTTTAAAAAGTTGGCAGCTGTATACCAAGAAGATGCATTTTCACTAGTAGGTTTACCGAATATTGAAACTAATTCTGTTTCGGTAGATACCATTGTGATCTCATTAACAGGCCCTTTTGAAGAATCGATTACAATTGCACCGATACTTGTTGAGACTGATGGGATTACACTAGATAAATCTTTCTCTTGAACAACTACGCCAGGACTTACTTGAAAAGCCATTTAAATCTCCTTTATTTTTGACGTAAATATTATATAATTTGTCGAATTAATAAAAACTTTTATTCAACAAAGTCTTCTAATTCTTATCTTATTTATAATTATAATATTTGGAACTTTCGTGCATTATCACTATAAATACGAATTTAAATTAATGAGTATATTATGGCCACAGGCAGACCTAGAAGTTATACTACATATTATACATTCGATGACACCGGATCTATTATTCATATCTTCGCATCAAACACAGAACCTGCGGGTTGTGATAGAACGAGAAAATATAAATCATTATTATCATTTGAGGAATCGATATTATTATGTAGAATAATGAAGAATTTTTATAATATCGACAGTTTTGAAATAAATCCTTGCAGTATACCAGATAAACTTAAGTTTTTGAAGTTTCCACCAAAGAAACATTCAGGGAGGTTATCTAGTTCATGGAATGTCGGTAAGAGGAAATCTAGAAAGGATTTAAAATTCAATCCAAAAGGAACTGATTATAATAAAAAAATAGATACCAAAAAAAGACAATGGTTGTATTCGACATTCTCTGATAAAGTATGTGCATATTGCCATGAATCAGAAAACTCAGTTTTATTATATCACCCAAACATGAAAGAAATTGCAAAAATTAACTCAAATCTAGGTGTGAACGAATCTAGATCATTTGTTATCGATATGATAGAATCTCAGGAAGTTAGGTGTTTAAATTGTAATGGGAAAATTCAAGGTGGTCATGAATTAATAAAACATGTATTCTGGTAACCGGTTTTTATAAATACTATATAGGGATTGTAATCCTTAACTTACAAATTAATTCAACTTACCACCAACCTATTAGGTATGACATATGGTAAAGAAACTTATAATTTATATAGAAACAGATATAGTTGATGCACAATTTTACCACTGCACTGCAAGTTCACACGAATTACCACCATGTGGATTATCATCTGTTTTCGACACAGTATTAAAACTGCACAAAACCGAACTATGGGGTGATATAGGAGATATTGATATCAATAAATTAATTGCAAAATATAAATCCGAAGGTTATAGAGTGTGCTGTTTTGTCAAAGGTGGTAATATCAAGGACAAAACTCTCCATATTGATATACTTTGACAAATATATCTATTCATGATATAATATACATTCTAGACCAAAACAGTAAATTAATAACAACAACCGTCTGAGTTACAAGCTATCGGGTTGTAAAGGCTACCATTAGATCCAATGATTTAATGCAACCATCCATTGATGTCCGGTCAGACAAAATATGGTAAAGATCTCGGCTCAGGACTAGTATCATTAAGGTGATATATTTGTCCATTAAGGATTCATGAATTGACATGTTATGGGCGGTAGGATTAGAGTTTTTTTTAACTTTCGTAACCTACCCTTTAATTGTGCTATGGTAAACTTTAACCATTAAATGAATTAAAATAATTGTTAAAATAATACATTGACGAAT